ATCACATGAGCTATCTAGGTAAAGTAGCATTAAAAGCCTCTGACATAAGGAGGCTGAATGTAACTGGTTCATCGACTGCTATTCATACGCTTAGTTGGACACCCCCAAATGAGCAATCCCTTATCATTACGATAAACGGGGTTAAGCAACAGAATAATTATACTGTCTCTGGTGTAACACTCACTTTAGATACCGCTTTAATCTCTACCGATGCAATGGAAGTTATCGGCATCAACGATATAGGGACTACCAATGTTCCCGGTAGCGGTGTCATTACTAATGATATGCTGTCTTCATCTTTCGCAATAGATACAGCAGACCTTGCTGACGATGCTGTTACCGCTGATAAACTAGCCAACTCAATCAATACCGAGATCGCTGCTAATACAGCCAAAGTAACCAATGCTACGCATACAGGCGATGTAACAGGGGCTACAGCCCTAACCATTGCTAATGATGCCGTAGATATTGCGATGTTATCTGCGACAGGCACAGCGGATGCAACCACCTTCCTGAGAGGAGACAACGCTTGGGCTTCTGCTGGTGGAGATAACACTCCATCTTTTTCTGTAACGATAGCCGCTTCACAAAACTTTTCAGACTCAACTTGGACTAAAGTTGAGTGGGATACAGAAGTTTGGGATACAGATAGCGCATTTGACTCAACTACAAACTATAGATTTACAGTTCCCTCCGGAGAAGGTGGAAAATATGTTTTTCAGTATGGGGCTGGATTCGATAATGTAGATGATTCTGAATATTTTGAGATGCAACTATATAAGAATGGTGGTGGCATAACAAGAAGTAGGTTTAGAAGTTGGTCTCCAGCATCACAAAAGCCAATATTTCAGAATGGTAGTTATGTTATGGAGCTTGCTGCGACTGATTATGTAGAGGCTTGGTGCAGACACGTTGAGGGTGGGACTATACCTATTGAGGTTGGTTACTCCTATTTTGCTGGCTATAAGTTGATAGGGGTCTAACATGGCTAGAACAACCATAAGAACTGATGATATTTCGTGGACGCCTTTAGCTGCCCCAACTATAGCTAGTATAGCATATCCCGGAAGTTCGACAGCATTGAATACTGCTGGTGGGGATGATCTAGTATTAACCGGGACTGACTACGCAGGAACCATGACCTGCACTATAGATAGCACATCTTGTCCAACGGTCACAGTTAATTCTTCTACGCAGATTACTGTATCAACCCCAGCTAAAGGAGCAGGAACTTACACTAATGGCTTGGAGTTGGTTGCTCATAATGGCTTACTTGCAAAGACCAGTGTTAGTTACAGCGGTATTCCCGCTTGGACTACTGGTGCGGGACAAATTCTCTCCTTTACAAAATTAACCGCAACGACCGTAACGGTGGCTGCTACAGGGGATACCCCGATAACTTATGCTGTAACGGCAGGAGCGTTGCCCGGCGGTTTAAGCCTGAACACCTCGACAGGGGTGATAAGTGGCACTGGGACAGATGATCCGGGAACCGCGACATCCTATACTTTTACCATCACCGCGACTGATGCACAAACCCAGACATCACCTAGAGAATTCTCAATTGAGGTGAATGTACAGTCCAACTACTACGGTGACGGATCAGACGGAGCATTGAATACATAATGGCTGACGTAACATTCGCAAGAAACTCTACTACTCAAGATATGATCTTGAAACAGTACACATCTATAAATATAAACTCTGGTGATACCGTAACTGTTGACGGGTATTGCAGGGGATTATTTTTATACTGTCAGGGCGACTGCACTATAGCTGGCACCCTAACAATGTCTGCTACTGGAACTGGCACTGGTACAGGTAAGGGTAGTACCCATAACCCCTCTACCTCTACAGCCTCGTCAGATGGGGCTAGTGTAAGTTCTACAGGTTTAAGATTGCCAATGATTACTTCTGGTGGTTCAGAAACATTAGCCGCCGCAGATTTTGCAGGCTGTGGCAATGCTGTTGTAAATGCTGTTGATAATCAAGGCGGTATATCCGGCGATGGGACAATCTTCCAAATCGAGAGAACTGGAGGTACTGGCGGGGCTAACGGTGCTGCTGGAAGTGCTGGAGTAACTGGAGCAAAGACCATATCTTCTGGTGCTGGAGGATCGGGCTATGTAGGGCCGGATGGTGGGGTTGGTAATGCTACTGGCGCTGGTGCAACAGGATCGTGTTTTGGGGGTGGTGGCTCTACAGGAGGCGCTCAAGGTTCTGCTGGCTGTCAAACGGGTGCTGCCCAATGGAGTCAAGGTACTAGCGGTTGTCAAGCGGGTGGTGGATGGGGCGGCCATTCTCCGGGAAGTGGTGCTGATGGCGGCGGAACAATAATCTTAGTTGTAGGTGGCGATCTTACAATTACAGGTAGTGTAATATGTAATGGTGGTGCCGCAACAGCAGGTACTGGCGGAGGTTATACAGCGGGTGGCGGTGGCCCCGGAGGTGGAAATATTCTAATTCTTTATGCTGGAACTCTGTCTAACTCTGGGAGTGTGTCCGCTAGTGCTGGCTCTAATGCTGGCCCAAGTTCAGGTGGAACTGGTGGAGCGGGTGGCGTACATATAGCGCAGGTGACGTTCTAATGCCTTTAACTAAAGTAACAAGCGGAGTAAGGACACTAGGCACTGGTGAAGTGGCTACTGCTAACATGGCTGTAGACCCAACTAATGCTGATAACCTAGCCAGTGGTTCAGTTCCTTCCGCTAGGCTCGGTAATGTAGATACTGCTGGGCTAGAAGATGATATAGCCCTTCTTGGCTTTAAGGTTGCTGCTAACGGTTCTCTGGCTAAGTATAATTTGGTAGACCAGACTATTGATGATTTTCAGGATGCGTCTGGAGTAAACGCAAGTTCCTCAACAAGTGAGGAAAGAGATGCTACGGGGAAATATTACTATGGGGTTTCAAGTGGAACTCCTACAGTAACTGGTGGAACTATAACCACTTATGGTGATTACACAATTCACTCATTTCTTACTGGTGCTGACTTTGTTACTGATACTGCTATGGATGTTGATGTTCTTCTGGTTGCCGGGGGCGGCGGTGGTGGTGGGTCAGGAGGAAATCACGGCGGGGGCGGCGGTGGCGGTGGTGTAAGAGTAATAACTGGAAGTTCAGTTACTGCCGCAACTCATGCAGTTGTGGTGGGTGGCGGTGGGGCTTCTGGGTCATCTGGTGGTGGCGCTGGTGGTGATGGAGTTGCTAGTTCATTCAACAGTATAAACGCATCAGGCGGCGGCGGAGGCGGCGGCGGAAACGCATCTGGGCGTGATGGGGGTTCTGGTGGTGGCACTGGTGGTGGCGGAGCAAGTAAATCACCGGGGTCTGGTAATGCTGGTGGTTACAGTCCTGTAGAGGGTTATGCTGGTGCACCAGATTTTAGTGGCAGTACAGGAAATGGTGCTGGCGGTGGCGGTGGCGCAAGTGAGGTAGGAGATGGTGCAAGTCAAGAGATAGGTGGTGATGGTGGTGATGGAATACAAAACGCTTTCAGAACCAACTCCAACGTCTACTATGGTGGCGGTGGAGGTGGGGGTGGTAATGCTAATGGCGGCGGTTCTAATGGCGGAGGTGGTGCTGGCGGAAGCAATGGCGGAACTACAAATACTGGAGGCGGGGGTGGAGGTGGACGCACAAGTAACAACTCCGGTGGTGCTGGTGGTTCTGGAATTGTAGTCATTAAAAGACTTACCCAAGTTGATGTAGAGGGTGGGAATATGTCTTTAGTTTCCAACACAACAGCCGCACAAGCCGCTCCAACAAAAGGCGATATTGTCCTGACATATACCAATGGCACTGGCACGACTACTCTAGACACAGACCTTACTGCTGAGATTTCAGCAGATGGTGGAAGTACATGGACGGCATTAGCTTTAACTTCTGAGGGGAGTACAGGCTCTCATAATATTGCTACGTCGCATGATGTGACTATAACTAGCACAATAACAGCCCCCTACAATATGGCTTATAGGATAAAGACATTAAACCAAAGTGCAAGTAAAACTACAAGAATACAAGCAGTCTCACTAGGATGGTCATAATATGAGTTACATCGGAAACGAGCCACCCGACACAGGGGCATACGGAGTACAGTCATTCGATGGCGGTGGTACAGACTTTACCTTATCCAAACCATCTACGACCGCAACGGTACTTCTATTCATAGACGGTGTGCGCCAGACCCCAGTGGACGCATACAGCGTAAGCGGTGTAACCCTGACGACTACAGGAACAACCCCATCAGGTACAGATAATGTAACAGTACAGTTTCTTGGTGACGTTGTTGACTTTGGGGAACCCTCTGATGATTCCGTATCTACCATTAAGATTCAGGACGATGCTGTAACGGCTGATAAATTAGCCGCAGGTCTAGCGAATGCTACGCATACCGGAGATGTAACGGGCGCAACAGCCTTGACCATTGCTACTGATGCGGTAGACATTCCTATGTTATCTGCAACGGGTACAGCAGATGCGACTACCTTTTTAAGAGGGGACAACTCTTGGCAAACTGTAGCAGAGTATGATGACTCTGGGTTACAAGATGACATAGCCCTTTTAGGGTTTAGGGTTGCCTCAAACGGTTCTTTAGTTAAATATGATCTAGTAGATCAGACAGTAGATGACTTCCAAGATGCTTCCGGTGTTGATGCATCTGCTTCCACAGACGAGGTTAGGAATGATCCCGGAAATTACTACAGTGGCTCGGCGTCAGGCCCGGCTGTTGATGGTTATGTAGAAACATTATTGCATGGTGATGGGTCAGATAGTGGAACAACATTTACAGATTCATCAAGTAATGGTTTTACAGTTTCCTCCAGCGGTAGTATCGTAACCTCAACAACCAACCCAAAGTTTGGAACCGCATCTATCCATATCCCAAATGCTACTAATGATTACATATACTGGGGTGCGGGAAGCTCTAACTTACATTTAGATGCTAACGATTTCACATTTAGTTTCTGGATAAAGACGACCCACTCTAGTGGTACAGGAAAAATATTTGGTAGAAATAATGGAAGCGCTGGACAGCATAATTTTGATATCGCCTGTCAGATTTATGGTAGTGGGAAAATGGCTATGGTAATTAATACAGATACTGAGTATTCTAATGCAGCAGAATCAACCTCTACCGTTAATGATGGGGATTGGCATCATGTAGAGTTCTGTCGTAGTGGAAGTAATATTCTAAGTTTTATTGATGGGGTTGGGGAGGGTTTAACAGCCGTAAGTTCCTCCACTGTTATCAACAGAGAATCTTCTGCTTTTTATATGGGTTATATGAATGGTGGCCATTACAACGGTGCTATTTGTTACATAGATGAGTTTGAGTTTTCTCCGGGGATTGCCAGACATACTTCTAGTTTTACCGTACCGACTGCTCCGTGGGGAGAGTCTGCTTATAATGATATGACTCTTATATCTACAGCTACTACAGCGCAGTCCACCCCAACAAAAGGTGATTTGGTATTAACTTATACTAATGGAGTTGGGACAGCTACTTTAAATACAGATTTGAAGGGGTACGTTAGTCGAGATAACGGCTCTACATACACTCAAGGAACATTAGCTTCTCAAGGAACTACAGGTGGTCACACTATAGTTACATTTCACGATTTAGATATTTCTAGTCAACCATCTGGAACATCTATGAGATACAAAATAGAAACACTTAATCAATCAGTTTCCAAAGAAACAAGAATCCAAGCAGTATCTTTAGGCTGGAGTTAAATTATGGCATTAGAAAGCGCAACATACATTGATGGGTTAGTAACTAGCAACCCTACGGGATCAGATAATATCTCGCAGGGTGATGAACATATACGGTTAATAAAGACTGTATTAAAGAATACGATACCTAATGCTGCTAGTGCAACAGTTCCTATATTAAAGTTTACTGTGGCTAATCAAGCTACAAGTTCTACAATAAGGAGTGACAGTTATGCGGATACCGCTTGGACGATAACCCATGATAAACTAAGCGCAACCAGTAGCTTACACATTACTGTTCATGGTGCAATAGATATGTTTTCAGCATGGGATGGTGGGAGTAATCATCAGTATACTTACATACAATTATCCGATAGTACAGGAACTATAGTAACCGGTTCTACTGCTGATATATGGATAGGGGATATGAAAGATGATGGGTTCAGCGTATCTAGTTCAGCGGAATTAGGGTTTGGATTTTCCCACTACTGGAAAGTTACCGCTGCTCAATGCCCGGATGGTACAAGTGGGAACAATACATTTGATATTTGGACCAAAACACCTACTGCTGCTGGTGGCGGAACTACATTTTTAACTGGGGTTATGACGGTAATGGAGGTTCAAGAATGAACAGTTCAACACTTAGCAATATTCTTTGGACCCTTTCTCCTGATGTTGGCTTTGCTATATACGGTACGGTAAGCGATGAGAATGATTATAATAGCAATGTTGTATTTAATGACCAAACAAAAAAACCTTCTTGGAGCCAAGTAGAGGCTGGAAAGGATGCGGAACAATGGAAGGTTGTTAGAGGGGAGAGAGATAAGAAGCTACTGTCGTGTGATTGGACTAGGTTAGATGATGTTCCAATTACACCGGAAAAGAAATCTGAGTGGGAAACGTATCGTCAGGCTCTTAGAGATATAACTAATCAGCCTGATCCTTTTAATATTACTTGGCCCACTCCGCCAGCATAATGGCTCTTGTACCTATTACCAATGTAGGTCAGGTAGGGATAATACAGGACATTCCACCTTATAATCTTCCACCTAATGCGTGGTCTGGTGGTAACAATGTTCGGTTTCTTGATAACGGTGTAAAGAAGATTGCTGGGTATGAGGCTGTTATGGCTACAGTTCCTTTTCCTCCTTACTACCTACAACCTTTTTTGGACAATGCTAACACCTATTATTGGATAGCTTACGGTGCAACAGACATAGCTGTTTGGAATGGTTCTACATGGACAGATGTTACTAGACAAGCTACGATGACGCTTAACGGTGCTGTTTCATCTGGTGCTGGTTCTATTACTGTAGCGGTTGGTGCAGCCTTAACCGCTCTCGATGCTACTGGGACATTGCTTATAGGTAATGAAGACCCCGCTTCTTCGTCTACCGACGCTTATGAGAAGCTAACTTATTCAGCTAGAGATACATCAACTGGTGTTATAACTTTAACTGGAACTTTGTCTAGCGATCATCCAAACTCGGCAGTGGTTACCCCAGAAGGTGCTACGAGTTCAGTAGACCTTGATTATAACGCTAACTTAAAAACTAACCGATGGCAAGCTACAAACTTAAATGGTCTTGTAGTTGCTACTAACGGCTCTGATGGTGTTCAAACATGGCCTTTAAATGCAAGCGCAATCCCTGAACTGTCAGTCCCCTTTAGAGAGATCAGGAACTGGCCTTCTGGTGACAAATGTAAAATCATACGGTCATTTAGAACTTTTCTTGTAGGGTTAAATTGGTCAAGAAGCGCTATAGAAGAGACTAGGATGGTGAAGTGGTCTACTGAAGCTGGCTTTGGTCAACCGCCATCAACATGGGACGAGGCAGAAGCTACATTAGATGCCGGTGAGTATCAGTTAGCAGATACTCCGGGTGATATAATAGATGGTATGGCCTTTGGCGATTCATTCTTAATCTATAAAAATGATGCTATCTATATTACGAACTATGTAGGTACACCTTACATATTTTCATTTAAACTCCTTAGTCCTACAATAGGATGCTTAACAAAGAATGCTTTGGCAGAGTTTGATGGTGGTCATTTCTTTATAGGTAACTCAGACTTTTATATTTGTAATGGGCAAAGTGTGAAAGCCCTGTTACCTGAGAAGTTAAGGCGTACAGTTTTCGATAACCTTAATGGAGCCAATGATAATTATAAGAAATGCTTTGTTGCAGCAGATTATGTAAGGAATGAAATGCTTGCCTGCTATCCTGCTGGTAGTTCAACAGAAGTAAACAAAGCTGTAATATGGAATTGGAAGACAGGTACATTTAGCCTAAGAGACTTACCTGATACCGCTCATATCAACTCTGGAATTGTAGCTATATCTGCTGCAACTACATGGACTACAGTATCGGGTACATGGAATACAGGTTCTGGGGCATGGGGAACTGGCAACTATGACAATGTTGCAGAAAATCTAATCTTTGCAGATGTTACGAATACCAAGATATACAGAGATAATTCAGGTAACAAAGAAGATACAGCTAACATGACATCTTACATAGAGAGATCAGGTTACGACCTTGATAATCCTTCAGAAGTTAAGTTTGTATCTGCTGTTTACCCTGAGATGGAGGTATCCGGTAATAACTCAGTAAACTTTTATGTTGGTCATCAGATGGCTACTGAAGGTGCTATTACTTGGGAGGGTCCAATTCTTTTTAATCCTAACGACCAATCTAAAGTTTCTTGTAGGGTTACTGGGAAACTTTTTGGGGTTAAGATTGAGTCAGCAGGTGACTTTGATTGGAAGCTTCATAGCCTAGCCTTTGAGGTGCAACCTAGAGGTAAGCGTGGTATAAGGTCATATTAATGGCTAACGCTCCATCAAAAAATATAAAGAGTGTCAATAGGTGGTCACCTAATCCAGCACCTGTCGCACCAGATCAATTACCAGATTATTTATTTTCAGAACTCAATAAGCTAGGTGATGTGGTATTTAACTTGGATACCTTTAGGCTTGAGCCTACCTTTACGATACCTGCTAAACAGCGTGACGGTGATGTAAGGTATGCTGACGGAACCAAATGGAATCCGGGTGGAACTGGAGAAGGGATTTACGCTTTTTTTAATAATACATGGAATAAACTGTAGGAGAAATTATTATGACTTGGGATGCTAGAGGTGGTGGATTTCCAATGGGCATGCCGCAAGGTGCGCCTGCCGGGGGCATTGGCGGAGGTTTCGGTGGTGGTGGTTTTAGAGGAGGCCGTCATCCCGGAATGGGTGGAGGATTTGGACCTGATATGCCTCCAATGCAAGGAGGAGGAGGCTTTGGAATGAGGCAGCCGGGTTTCATTCCCGGTGGTCCTGATGACCCAGAAATGGGTGGGACAGGCTACTGGGGTGGTGGTGGCGGTGGCTGGGGTAATTTCCCCGGTGCTGGGGGTATAGGTGCGATGCCTAACTTACCCCCACGATTTCAAGGTGGTGGCCCTATTGGTGGATGGGGCGGTCATAGAGGTGGTGGATTTGGTAATGCAATTCCGGGGCAACTCCCTATGCCCGGAAGAGCTAGTAGAATGCCAGCCGGACCTCCTGTCGCAGCACCTATGGTAGGAAGGTATAGATAATGGCTTGGGGATCAGGTGGTCCTGAAGATGCTGCGATAGAAGCTGCGATAGAGGCTGCGGTAGAAGCTGAAGCTGAAGCTGAAGTTGAAGCGGAGGTTGGCGGTATTGCCAGCGGTAGAGATGTAAGAGGTGATTGGGGTAGGACTAGCTCTGATCCAATGGGTAATAGGTTTGGCGATGACATTACTGATGGTTCAGTAACCGGAAGTAATGCTGGTTTATTAGATGCAGATTTTCATTCTGACTTTGCGCTTGGTGGGACAGCACCAAGTTATTCTGGGCCATCTTTACAAGCTGATATTGTGAATCAAGAGGGTAGGCTTGATAGATGGGGGAATGCAATAAACAGATTCTTTGGAATGCCACAAGATGTTATTTCCCAGATAGATACTTTTACTGAGATTGATCCGACAACCGGGAATGTTCATCATAGTGATGGACGCATTACTGATGGGACAACTGGTGAGACTATACAAGAACCGACTAGGGATTGGAGGGAGCCTTGGTACATGGACCCAAATCGAGAGGGTTATGATGGAGAGGAGGATCGTGATGATTCGGTAGCTATCTATGCCTGTGAGGCAGCAGGGGGTACATGGGATGGTGGTCAATGTAATATGCCCAAAGACGATGATGATGACGATGACGATAATGGTGATGATGAGTTTGGTGATCCAAACCCATTTGTTAGCTTAACGAGGAAGAGGCAAATGTGGTATCATCCTATGTTGGGTGGTACAGGTCATGGGCAAGTGTATGATCCCTATTCAGGTACAAGACCTAGCCATGTAGATGCAAACCTATGGGATTACATGGCACCTAGAGGTGGGGCTGAGTTATCTAATTGGGCTACTGCTTTAAGAAAATGGGGAAGTGGAGAATAAATTATGTCTCAAGTAACATCAACATCACAGCTAGGTCCGTGGCAACCACAACAAGATCATATCAAGTATGGTTGGAAAGCAGCTAAAAATCTATTTGATGTAGGGATGCCCGGTTATTATCCGGGATCACCTGTAGCTGGCTTCGACCCTTCTCAGACTTGGGCGCAGCAACAGAGTTTAGGTTACCTTATGGGTCCGCAAGCACAGGGGCAGATGGATAATGCTCAAGCAGCCCAGCAGAGAATGCTCTCTGGTCAAGTACCTCAAGGTGAGGGTACTCCTTTCGGTCAGATAACAGATGCTTTAACTCAGGGCGTACAACAGAATTTATCTCAGAATATCCTACCCGGATTACGCTCTAGCATGATACGAGCGGGTCAGATGGGTGGTGGTACTAGAGGAGATTTGGTTCAGAATAGAGCCATATCAGATGCGGTTACTCAGGGGCTTACCCAACCGTTGGCTAACATGTATGGCAATGCGTGGAATCAAGCGCAGAACTTACAGATGCAAGCACTACGACAAGCACCTACCACAATGAGCGCACCTCTTAGTATGTATGGAGCGGTGAATGCTGTAGGTGGTGCAAGACGAAATATGACTCAGGCTATTATAGATGCCGATAAAGCACGTTATGAGTATGAGTCTATGTCTCCTTACCAGAATCTTGACAGGTATCAAGCTGCTACTTCAGGTAGTTGGGGTGGTCAAGGCTCTGCATCGCACCCTAAACAATCCAAGTGGCCCAGCATAATTGGTGGGATAATGGGACTTGGCATGAACAAATTATTCTAGGGGATTATTATGGCGTTACCAGCAATGTTAGGTCTTCCATTTCTTTTTGGCTTAGGTGCCAGAGCAGCACCTCATGTTGGGAGAGCATTGGGATTTGCCCAGAAGAGCGGTTCTTTGAAGCATCCTATATCTGGAAGTAGGCTAGGTGATACTCAGAATTTCCTTGCTGCTTCGTTACTTGGGTTACCTGCTGCTCAATATGGTGTAGGAAAGTATCAACAACGTGGTATCAAGAAAGATACCGCAGCTAAAACATTGACAGGTTATCCTGAACACGCTAGTGGGGCGTTACCAAGTTTCAACAAGAGTATGGAGACTTCGGTAAATAAAGCTGCTGATGAACTAGGGGATGAGGATGATGACCCATTTAATTATAATCAACTATTTATAGCTAGTATACTAAAAGGGATGAAACAAAAGCCTCCGGCTCAAAGCAGTGGTAAAATGGCAGGTTCATATATTCCGAAGCCTGATCTACCTAAAATGTCGGATTATGACACAAACAAAACTTACTGGAATATAGGATAATACTATGGCAAACTGGGGCGGAATTGCAAGAGCGGTAGAAGAGGGGCTTTTAGATGATGCGTCTATGGGTAGTCGTTCATCTGGGGGTGGGTTACAAGGATTAGCTGAAGCCTTAACTGGTCAGGATTTTTCTGGCTTTAAGGTTCGTGATATCTTTGATAAGGATAGATGGACACGCAGAGAAAGGGTGAATCAAGGTAGGCGATTGGATGAGACAGGTATTCCTGACTACACCTATGACTATAATCCAAGAGATCAAGCAGTTGTAACTGCGTTAGGCCCAGAGAATAGACCTGTTGGAGTTCCTATAACAGGAGAAATAAACCAAGCTATACAAGAAAATGCTCCTTGGCAAGAAAGAAGCCCGATAGACCCAGCTATTTTAAGTCAGTTGCGTAGAGAACCTGCATGGATAGATAGGCCACGTTCAGGCATTCAGAATAGGTTTGGTAATAGAGAGTTTACACCAAGGACTAGCTCTAATCCAATGGAAAGAAGGTTTGACAGGCCATCAGGACCGTATTCTGGCGGTGTTACAGGGTATCTACCCGGTAGAATGAGTGTAGGAGAGGCTCGTAGAGCCAGAGCCATGCGTAATATGTCTCAACGAGATCGTGAAGCTGCTGGTTTAGGTAACTTAGAACGGTTTGATGAGTTCGGTAGGATATCTGAAAAGTTTGACGAGAGGTTAGGGCGCTTGCAAGATAAGCTACGTGATTGGGATATACAAGATAGAGTGAGTAGACCCGGCGTCATGGGAGGTGGACCCTCAACTCGTATTCAACCTGATTGGAAAGCACTGGAAGAAGACA